AAATGCATATATAATTTTTTATACCCCTATTTCTATGAGGGGCGCACCGTAATGGGGAGGGATTCCGTATTTTTTTCTAAAAATAACGTCAATGAGTTGTTTTTTTTGTTTCTCTGGGTCTTTCTTTTGACCTAATATATAATTATGTCTATTCTTTAAATCATTTTCAAAACAATAATTAAAGTTAAATGTATGATAATTTTGCACATCACAATATTTCTTAAAGGTTGATACAAACTCCCGCCTAGCGTGAGAAAATCTATAATCACCTTTATCTATTATAATATGTGCATGAAACCCAAGACCCATTTGCTCTTCGCAATTTGATCTTTGTTCAATTACCGCACAATGTCTTAATATCCATGATTTTTTCAATGATTTTTCAACAACTTTTATAAATTGCATTAAATTCACTGTATCACGTGGATTAATGGTAATCCATAAGAAATTTGAAGTATTTTTTAAACTCTTTTTATTATCAATATACTCTCGCATATCCGCAACATCTTGTATATGATCAAAACAACCTTCATTAATTTTTTCTCTATAATAACTCTTAAACATTTCTGTTAACACATCACGAAACGCTACACGTTTTATACTTAATACTTTTTGGAATATTTGAGAATCATTAAAACTTTCAATATAATCTAACTTTCTATCTGAATTTATATCTAATTCATTAACTATAAAATTTTCTAACTCATCTGATAAAGAATACTCTTTGGCACTCAAAATATCCCCCATCTTACTAAAGGGTAAGAAAAAATAATAATATTTTAAAACGTATTTTAAAACCTCCCCATCATTACACGGATTTCCAACAAGTAATATAGGAAATCCGCGCTGGTCATGTCACATGGATTCGATATAAAATACTCACCAAATCTGATTAATAATATGATTAATAATATGTCTAAGGATCTTTAAAATAAAATTTATAATTTACAGCATAACTCGCTATATTATCTGTTGTTAATGTGCCGTAACTATCATATGCAACAACAGCAACTCCCATATTTGTATATTTAGGTACTCCTGAATTATTATGATATTTTTGTTTATAATTTTTTAAGGGAATATAACACTTAATAAGTTTATGACCTTCAGCACCTTGGAAATCATTTGTTACAGTATTAATCTTCTGCGCCGCAGTCTGTATACGAAAATTCAAAACTTTAACAATCTTAAATTGTTCTGTGTTTAAATCTCTTAAAAGATAATTTGCAGATCCTTGAGAATAATAAGGATCATTACTGCTTATAGCGTATCCACTTTGATATCTAAAGATAACAACTTTATAGGTTACATTAGGACGGTCTAATTTATTTGCAAACCACATCTTTAAAGAAATACCTCGTGCTACAACTTCATCACCAATGCGTAATGCACGGTTACTAGTTCCACTATCATCATCTGCAGCACCTTGGGTAGTCTCTAATAACCCAGCAAAATGCGAAGGAGAATTATGATTTAACTGCACATTCTCTAAAATAGTGTGTGTATGTTTTGTCTCACACTTCTTTAGGGCAATACTCGCCATCATCTTTGCTAAAGATTTTCGAACCGGTTTACGATACATTTTTTTAACCGGTTTTTTTTTATAAGATTTACGAGGTAATCTTGCCATTTCTATATATTAACTAAGAAAATAATTATACAAAATTTTCTCCTCCCCCTAAATGATAATACATAGAGAAATTATGAAAAAGTTCATGCGGATCTTCCTTATCTAAGAACGGTCTCCCTCGCTTTCCAGCGGTCGCTGAGCGGCGCTCCCTCGGAAAATGTGACCCTCCGTCTGCACTTAGGTGCGAACCGCAACGTATCTGTCATACATTACTATAAAAATAATTTATATAGACGGAAATGACCAATTTTTCCAGTCGGAACTCCTTCCAAAATTGTCCATTTCCTACAAATGCATATATAATTTTTTATACCCCTATTTCTATGAGGGGCGCACCGTAATGGGGAGGGATTCCGTATTTTTTTCTAAAAATAACGTCAATGAGTTGTTTTTTTTGTTTCTCTGGGTCT